CGGCACCAAGAAGGCAGCCGTAGCCAAGCCCGACAACAGCGACACGTACGCCCCGGATGCAGCCGACCCGATGGAGGTGGCGCGCCACATCCAGGACGAGTGGGTGAACGAGACGGACGGAACCGTCGGGATCATCTACGCCAACGAGGACACGTGGCTGCACCGTGGCGCGCACTGGGAGTCGGTCTCCGACGGAACCATCCGATCCAAGTTGTATCACCGCATGGACAACGAGTACACGCTCAAGCTCCTGACGGACGGGGACACCGGGCAGCAGGTGTGGAAGCCCGTGCGCTGGGCTCCTGCCCCGGCCAAGATCGGTGCTCTGCTCGAGAGCGTGCGAGCGATCAACTCCAGGGACGATCTTCCGGACCCCAACACTTGGCAGGGACCGCCGGAGTTCGACACGAAGCACGTGGCGATGGCCAACGGCATCTTCGACATCGACAACAAGACGATGCGGGAGCACACGCCACGCTACTTCAACACGTGGAGCCTTCCGTTCGAGTACGATCCGGACGCCAAGTGCCCGCAGTGGATCGAATTCCTGGAGGACGTGTTCGAGGGCGATCCCGACTCCATTCGGACGCTCCGACAGTTCATGGGCTACTTCATCTCGGGTCGATATGACCTGGAGAAGATCCTCGCGCTGATCGGACCGTCGCGTTCCGGCAAGGGCACGATTGCCGATATGATCGACGCGCTCATGGGCCCGAAGTCGGTGGAATCGTTCACGCTCAAGCACCTCGCGGGCGAGTTCGGCCTGCAGAACCTCGTGGGCAAGTCCGTGATGATCGCGGCCGACTCCCGCTCAGCGATGAAGGCCGAGGACATGCAGACGGCGATCGAGCGTCTGCTCAGCCTGTCGGCCAACGACAAGGTGATCATCAACAGGAAGAACCAGAAGCCGCTCTCCATGCGGCTCGGAGTTCGTCCGATCATCATGTCGAACGAACTGCCGGCATTCATGGACTCGTCCAACGCCATCAACCAGCGTATGGTCATGCTGAAGATGCGCAAGTCGTATATCGGACGCGAGGACCACACGCTGAAGAGGCGTGTCCTGAGCGAAGTCCCTGGCGTGTTCAACTGGGCGCTTGAAGGGCTCGACGACCTCAACGACACCAAGAAGCTGCTGCAGCCGGCATCAGCGCAGAACTACATCGACACGCTCGACGAGGGTGCGAGCCCGCACGAGCAGTTCCTGAGCACCTACTGCGAGATCGGTCCTGTCGACGATCCCGATTACTGGTGCTATCACCCGGAGCTCGTGCAGCTGTGGAAGTCGTATTGCGAGCAAAACGGCACGGGGTCCGGCAACCCCAACTGGCTCCCGCGCAAGCTCGCGCCCATCGTCACCCGGCTCGGAGGCGAGATGGGGAAGGGATGGCACGAGGAGAAGGGCGAGCGCTTCCGCACCGTCACCGGCATCCGACTCAAGGAATCCAGCGGACCGAAGGAGAAGACTGCATGAGCGAGCACAGGATTGTACCTCTCACGTTTCCAGGATCTGGCGAGAAGGTGCGCGTCATCTGGATCGACGAGCAGCCCCACTGGGTCGTCAACGACGTGTGCCGCGAGCTCGGTATCGAGAACGCGGGAGGCGCTGCGGCCAGGCTGTACGAGGGTTACGCTCGTACTACGAGGGTAACCGACGCGCTGGGTCGAGGCAGGGAAACCAACGTCACGAACGAGCCCGGCCTGTACCAGCTGGTCTTCATGAGTCGCAAGCCGAAGGCCGAGGGATTCCGCAGGTGGATCTTCGAAGAGGTCATTCCGGCTATCCGACAGACCGGGGCATACGAGAGCGCGGAGGCTCTGCAGAAGCGAGTCATGGAGCTCGCTGAGAAGATGGATCCGAGCTATCGTGCAATCGACAAGGCGTGGCGCAGCGGCAGGATCCCGAGCGACGTGATTCGTGCATTCGCGCACAACCACGGTTTGCTGACGGAGGCAGTCGGCTTCCCCGTCGTGATGACGACGTCCGGAGAGATCGACGACCAGAACGGGGTTGGAAAGAACAGGATCGCCCGACTCAACAACGGCACTGCAAGGTCCAAGATGTACGAGAAGAAGTTCGGAAGGAAGCCGTTCAAGGCTGTGACGTGGAGGGCTGACGAGTTCCGCATCGTCAACCAGTTCCCCAAGATGCAGGCGAAGGCGATCGACGGCTTCAAGGACGTGAAGCCTAAGGCGATCGGCAAGTGAACGGGCAGTGCGCCTGGTGCCCGTGGGACTGCCCGAGCCCCTCGGTGGCCGCCTGCCGAGAGACCGAGCCGCCCAATGACCAACCGGCCCAGGAGGAGGTCCCGCCGATCCTCGCGGGCGTCTGCGAGCCGCGCTGGGCACGAGAACGAGGTAGGCTTCCGTCAGGACGCAAGCGGAGCACGGCGGACGTGATCCGGGACCTTGCGGACTACGAGGCTGCGACCAACAGCTGAGGGCGCAACCTCACCAGGTTGCCGGCAAGGCATAGGAGCCACACGACCCGCGACCCTGTCGCCTGCCGGCAGCACAAGAGGCCCGCTACCCCAACCGGGGCAGCGGGCCTCTCTGCGTGTGTCAGGCCAGCTCGAGACCGGCGTCCTCACCACAGCTCGCGTGGCACCAGACCTGCTCGGTGCGGTCGTCGTCCTGGAAGGTCCCCATCTCGTCGTCGGCGTCCTCGCCGCACAGCTCGCACACGTCCTCGTCCATCAGGTCCTGCTCCATGCCGTCCTCCTCAGGGACTAGCAGGGGCGGACCCAACCGGGTCCGCCCCGTCCAACTAGTGGTCGTACTTGTAGGTCAGCTGGTCCTGCGTCCGCTCGCCGCGCACATGCTCGACCTGCTCCAGCAGCTGTGCCTTGGTCATGTTGGTCGCGTACCACTTGGTTGCCCAGGACACCGAGTCGCCGGTGTAGTGGTGGTTGGCCAGGACCTCGACCAGCTGGCGCTTGGTCATCTCGCGGGTGATCTGCATGGCGTCCTCCTTGGGACCGGCGGGTCCGTCCCGCCTACAACAACAACTCTACCGTGTCGACACCGTCTCCGCTACCCCTGGACACGACCTATTTGCTGGCCGTCTCCAGGCCGCACGGTGCAGGGCAGGCTTTGGCCTACACACCTCCACACCAGAGGCCGGCATCTGCCAATCTCCACACGAGGCAGCCCCGCCCCACCAGGGGACGGGGCCACCACCGGCGACTAGCAGCCAGCGCCGTGCGGGTGGGCGACACGGCCGCAGTCCAGGCAGACATGCGACAGGCAGTACCGTCCAGCGGGCAGCGCGGCGCAGTCGGCGCACACGGCCACACGAGCGGCCACCAGGGCCACCAGGCGGACGTAGAGGGCGGAGACCGGGACGACGACGGGAGCGGACATTTTTACCTCCATGGGGTTGGCCTTACGAGATCTACTATACTCCACATCTCGACAAAAGGCAACCCCTGCAGCCCCGGTCCGAAGACCGGGGCCACCGACCCGCTAGAGCGGATTGCCCTCCGGGTCGGCCAGGTGGCGGGAGAGGATCTCCAGCTCGTCGATGACGGCCTGTCGGCGGTTGGTCGCCGCCTCGATCTTGGCGAGGACCTCCAGGTCGGAGGGCTGGTCCGGGTTGCTCTCGTTGTTGTCCATAGTAGAACTCTACTCCACTGCAGCCCAAAAAGCAAGTCTGCAATTGACCCAATATTGCCGGCTGCAGGGCTTGCCTTTCCGGGCGGACTGGAGTATACTAAAACTACAAGGGGCGGGAAAGCCCCAAGAACCCAAGGAGTTCAAAATGTCCGACCTCTCCATCCTCGTCCTCCGCGTCTCGCAGGCCGACGAGATCCCGCTTACGACCAACCCGACCGGCCGCGTGGCTGGCCCGTGGGTCGAGTTCTACGAGGCCATCCCCGGTGCGGGCTACGGCTTCTGGGCTCGCCTGGAGGGCGACTCCTACGTCACCGTGGAGTTCCTCGACGGCGACTCCTACGTCACCGTGGAGTTCCTCGACGGCGACTCGGACCCGACCGGCGTCGAGCTCGAAGCCCAGGCCATCCTCGACGGCTCGGTCTAGTCGTCGGCTCGCGGCCCTGCCCTCCGGGGTGGGGCCTTGCCGGCATGTCCGAAGCCGGCAAACAATCTGCACTGTAGGGTAGCGCGAACTCGAGATCTGGAGTAAGCTTCGTTTGATGCTCAAAATCCACTGAGCGAAAGATCTTGAAGAAAGATGCAGAGAAGGGTAGCGCGGGACTGCAGAAGGGAGTATAGTTCTTACTGTAAGCGAGAGAACACGAAGCCCACGGAGGCAAACATGACCGAGAACCAGCTCCCCGCGATCCGCATCGAGTACCGCGTCGGCCGCAACGGCTGGGCGACCGCGACCACCAAGACCGGCTACGGCGACGACCGCAAGGTCCTGGAGGTCCGCAAGGTCCGCAACAACGCCGACTCCCTGGTCAACCTCTCCAACGCCGCCAAGGCCAAGGGCTACCGGGGCGTCAACTGGGCCGCGATGGGCACCGGCTACTGGATGGGCGAGAGCTGGAGCTAGCTCGACCGGGCGGCCTCCCACCCAGGCAGGCCGCCCCTCCGTTGTCCATGCCGGCCTGCAGTCGCCCTGGAGCCCGGCAGGCTTTAACCTACAGATCTCAGCCTCCAGTTCGGCAGACGCCCATCTGCACGCCGTAGATCCGATGCGCTGCAGAGTAGCCATTCAGGCCGGCATGGAGTATAGTTACTCTCGTAAGCAAGTGAGAGCCCCAGGAGGCCAAGATGTTCGACGCCGAGAACACCAACGAGGACCTGCTCAACCGGGTCCGCGCGACGATGGAGCTCCACGGCTCGCTGGAGGCGACCGGCCGGATCCGTGGCCGCTGGCACGAGGTGCTGGAGACGGTCGGGGACGAATGCTTCGCCTACTGGGTCGCGTCGGACGACGTCAACCCGGTCGGCTACCGGATGATCGAGGTCGAGGACGCCGACCCGGACGCGACCGACCTGGACTACGCGCACCTGGTCGAGTTCGACGGCGAGGCCTGACGGTCGCGAGGCCCGCTCTCCACTTCGGAGGGCGGGCCTCCTGCACGTGTGCATATGGCGATCTCCACAGAGCACGAGAGCCCGCAGGCTTTACACTACATGCCGCCCTCTCTGGCCAGCTGCAGAGGCCGGCAAATCCGATTCAACAAAGTTGCGGAAAGGGGTAGCGCCGACCTCGCAACTGGAGTATAGTTCTTACTGTAAGCGAGACGACGACAAGCCCTCGGAGGCAACCATGTTCAGCATCCGCTACAACCGAGCCACGAACCACATCGCCGGGGTCGCCTGCAAGACCCAGAGTGCCGGCAACGAGCAGGGCGGGGTCGTCGACTACTACGCGGAGAACGCCTGTGGCGTCCTGACCCGTGGCCGACTGGCCCAGGGTGCCTCGTACGACAGCCTGCAGGACGCCCTGGACGCCGCCCGGATCACCGGTGGACGCAAGGTCTGCAAGACCTGCGAGAAGGCCGCTCTGGTCGCCATCGAGGCCATCGTCGCCGCGACCCCCGAGCCCGCCCCGGTCGTCACCGTCCAGGACCAGCAGGTCAAGGTCGAGGGTGCCGAGCACCAGGTCGGCGACGAGCTGTACTTCCTCCCCGGCCAGCGCCCGCACGGCTACTGCGTCCCGGCCGGTCCGGTGGTCGTCACCAAGGTCGTGGACCATGTCGAGGCGACCGCCTGGGCACCCCGGTTCAGCTACGTCGTCCAGATCCCCGGCGTGCCGGCAGCGACCCAGGGAACGACCGCCTCGGAGCTGCACGCCCCCGGCTCGGTCCCGGTCGACTACCGCTTCGACGAGACGTACATGACGGCCATCTGCGGAGACTGCGGCGGCACCCCGACCTACGCCAACACCAAGATCGTGTCCGAGCCGATCCACCGCGACGGGCCGGTCTACCCCGGCATGTGCACCACCAAGGAGCGCCGCGTCTGCGTCTCCTGCTGATCGGCAACGCACGAGGGCCGCTTCCTACCATCGGGGAGCGGCCCTCTCGGCAGACGCCCATACAACCAATCTCGAGAAGGGGTAGCGCGAACCTCCAGACTGGAGTATAGTTCTTGTTGTAAGGCCGACCGCGAGGGTCGGCCCCAAGGCCCAGGAGGCCACCATGGTCCACTCCATCGAGCACGAGAAGCACCAGGTCGCGATCCAGGTGTCGGTGCTGTCCTACGACCTCAACCGGCTCAACCCGGTCGTGCCGACCCTGCTCCGCGAGAACACCCTCGACATGCTGGTCGACCAGCGCGACAGCCTGCTCAGCAAGATCGACGAGCAGGTCGCGCTGGACGGCTTCTACGAGGTGCCCGACCACATGGACGCCACGTGGCTGGCAACGCTCATGCAGACCGAGCTCGGCTCGTACGTCGACGCGGGCGAGTTCCGCGGAACCAAGGCGATCGTGCCGGTGACGCCCGGCAGCTAGCACAACCCGGCGAGCCCCGTCCGCAACCGGGCGGGGCTCTGCCCATGCCGGCAAACAAATTGCACAAAAGGGTAGCGCCCCGACTGCAGTTGGGGTATAGTAGTTACTGTAAGCGAGACCACGACGGAGCCCCTGGAGGCAGACATGAGCGACTACACGATCCCCGGCTACACGGTCCTCGGCGACGTGGACATCACGCAGGAGCGGTACGACCTTGCGGGCGTCGCGATGCTGGTCGTCAAGGACGAGACCGGCGAGCTGTTCTCGCTGAAGGCGACGGGATGCGGGTGCGGGAGCCACTCGTACTGCAGCTGCGACATGTACGCGGCGATGGTCCCCGAGAACATGGAGCTGGTGACGGACCTGGAGGCGACCGCGCGGGAGCTGCACGACGACGTGGTCAACTCGGACGACCCGGACGTCCCCGCGCTGCGGGCGATGCTGGTCGCGGCGATCGAGAAGACCGGGTACACCCCGCCTGCGCCCGAGGTTGAGGCGTAAGCGACAACCGGCCGACCGGCCCGCACTCCTCACGGGGTGCGGGCCTGAGGCAGTGAGAAGCCCAACGAGGAGGACGGCATGGCCCGCAAGCAGCAGCTCCGCAACGAGTGGCGCAAGAGCCCGAAGCGCGCACCGCGCCGGGAGATCGGGCGCACCCCGAACTGGGTCGTCCTGGAGCGCCGGGAGCGCGCCGAGGACGGCGGCCAGGAGGACGTGTAAAGAATCTTCAGTGCAGAGTAGCCATATGCTCTGCACTGGAGTATAGTTCTTGTTGTAAGGGAAACACGAAGTCCCCAGGAGGACACGATGGACAGCACGAAGACCGCCGAGACCGTCGCCCGCATCGCTCAGGCCGCCGCGCAGACCCTGCTCAAGGTCCAGGCCCGCTTCACCGAGGCATTCGCCGCTGGCGAGATGGTCCTGCCGGGCACGATGGAGGCGCTGATCGAGGCGCAGGCCGCAGCCCACCAGACCGCGCAGCTGCAGACCCGCTGGAACCGTGCCGGCATGCGGGCGATCGAGGAGTGGCTGGAGGACGCGGCCGAGCAGCTCATGGAGGGCAACGTCGGCGGCTCGACCAGCCCGGTCCAGAACGCCCGTGAGGCCGCCGAGCGCAAGGCGATGCAGGCGGCCTACAAGGCGCTGAACCGCTGCCGCTGACCAACCCGCAGGACCCGGAGCCCCGCCCCGAACCAGGGAGCGGGGCTCCTCTGCGTTCTGGGTCCGGCGCGTCCCTCGCTGGCCGTCTCCCGGCTCCGCGCCCCGAGCGCGCCCCGTTGGGCCGACGAGCCCGCCCGGAGCCCGGAGAACGACGCGTAGGCTTGCCGGCATGCTTACGATCACGACAAGCCTCCGAGACCAGATGTTCAGGCACGCCCGCGAGCAGGCTCCGGCTGAGATGTGCGGCATGCTGATCGCCCCGATGGGGCGCGACTTCCCGCTCCGCTTCGAGCCGCTGACCAACGCCGCAGCCGACGCGCGCCGGTTCTACGAGACCGATCCGGTCGAGGTGCTCGCCTTGTACCGCGAGATGGACATCCGGGGCGAGGACCCGGTTGCGATCGTGCACTCGCACACCGCCACGTCTGCTGAGCCGTCTGGCGTTGACGTGGCCACGGCCGTGCATGCCGGCATGCGGTACGTCATCCTGAGCCTCGCGTCCGAGGAGATCCGGTGCTGGCGAGTGGTCGCCGGGGTCGCCGAGGAGGAGTCGACAGAGGTAGTTTCGCCCGATTCGCCCTGAGGCGCGGTGAATCGCCGTAGACGCCCGTACCTCAGATCTACCTGAGGGTTCAGAAGTTCTTCAAGATTTCTGCAAAAAGATCGCGACGCGTCTACCTGAGGGTTCGCATCGTTTCGGCAGGTGGCATGAGGGTAGCGGAGGTCCTCAGTCTCGAGTAAAGTTCTACCTGTAAGCGAACGAGGGCGGCGAGCGAAACTCCCGGGACGGCGACTCCAGCCGACGGTCGAGGCTCCACCCGAAGACCGCGAGCAACCCGCAAGGCGGCCAGGCGACAGGTCGGAAGCAGTAAATGCAGCGTCGGAGACAGGGCACCGGCCCTCCACAAGAAAACGGCAGCGAAGGTAGTAGCGCGCAACTCCTCGGGGACGGACGCGGGACTGGCTAGGGAGACACGGAACCAGCCACCCCACGAGAGAACATCCGAGAGGTTGGCAAGGCGCGAGGGCGGAGCGAACACGAGAGGCCGAGAGACGGCCCCGTGCACACACAAGACGAAACCCGAGGGGCGGAGACGCCCTGAGGGTCGGCCGCTGAACGGCGGTCCTGAGGAGTCTCTGGAGGAACCATGGCACTGCCCCGACGTACCCCGCAGGCGAGCAACCCGCCCAACGGGAACGGACCCAAGGCAACGCCGACCACGAGCGGCCAGATCACCAACCGGCCGCTCCCCACCGAGGCTGACGGGCGCGACCTGATCCAGGTCGAGAACCCGCTCGGCACGCCTGGCCCGGACGAGATCCAGCGCTGAGGCGGACGGCAGCCGGGGAGCCCCCAGCTCCCCGGCTTGCAGGCAACAAGTTCCACTCCACAGTAGCCAAACGGCTCGACATAGAGTATAGTAGTTACTGTAAGGCCAACCCGACGAAGTCCCCAGGAGGACACCATGGCTGCCAACTCCAAGACCCCGAAGAACTTCGAAGCGATCGCCGCCAAGGCTCCCACCCAGCTGCACGAGGACTTCGCCCACTGGATCTTCATCCAGACCGGCGTCAAGGTCGACCTGAAGACGGTCCAGCTCGTCTCGGTCCTGCGGATGGACTTCCAGGCCAGCCCGGAGAACCAGAAGAACCTGGCCGACCGTAAGGCCAAGGCGGCGGACGCCAAGAAGGCGAGCGCGGCTCGCAAGAAGGCCAAGCTGGAGGCCAAGCTGGCCGAGCTCAAGGGAGATGCCGGCAAGGCCGAGGAGCCCAAGCAGGAGGACGCCCCGGTCGTCGAGGCCCCGGTCAAGGCCGAGCCCAGCGAGCCGGTCAAGCTGACCATCATCTACGGTGGCGACGAGCCGGAGATCCACAAGTTCGGTTGCGCCGACGCCAAGAAGAAGACGGCGAAGATGGGCTTCTCCAAGGAGACCGCGAACATCAGCAGCCACACCGAGCTGACCCACCTGATCTACTCGGACATGATCGACTCCGGCGAGTCCAGCCTGGAGGACAACTACATGGCCTACGACGCCAAGCCCTGCTGCGGCGCGCTGGACAACTGACAAACCCCAGGACGAAACCGGCCGGTCTCCCGAGAGGAGGCCGGTCGGTCTGCGGCTGAGTGGCCGTACTGACGAGTCCCACAGGAGGATGTCATGGGTCTGATCCCGCTGCCGAGCGACGACGACGTCGTCAAGGCGTGGCGCGAGCACGACCAGAACAACTCGCGGACGGCGAGGCACTTCGGCGTCAACGAGAGCACGATCCGCAAGGTGGTCGCCCGTGCGACCGGACGAGCGCCTCGCACCTACAAGAGGCTCCCGCTGGCCGGTGCAGGGCTCTACGGTGCCTTCCTCAAGGAAGGCGGCGACTGCCACTCCGTAGGTCGCCTAGCGCGCTCCTACGGCGTCAAGCCCCAGTCGGTGCGAGCGGCGCTCCGGCGCTACCTCGACAAGCAAGACCCGATCTAGTCCCCGAGAGGACCACCATGGACAACGACCGCGAGACCGTGTACAAGTACTTCATGAACTGCAAGTCCCAGGTCAAGTTCTCGACCTACGCGCTGTTCGATGGCGTCGTCAGCCACGACCACATCGTCGTCCACAGCGCACCGCCGCGCGTCGTCCGGGAGCTCGTAGGGATGCTGAAGATGGTGTCCCTGCGCGAGGACGGCGGCCTGCTCATCCCGCTCACCAAGGAGTCCAAGTGACACAAGGCAACGCCGTACCGCCCACCAACAACGGCCACGAGGCCGCACCTCCGCCCGAGGCCGATCCGGTCGTCCAGGCCGAGACTCGTGGCCACACGCCCACCGAGCAAGTCCAGCCGCCCAACGCGGACGCAATCGACCTGTACGGAGCGTGACATGATCGACGCGATCGTCGACCTCGTGTGCGACGTGCTCGGAGCGATCTTCGGACGAAGGCGGCGACGCCGGTGATGCCGGCAGTCGACGCGCCCGAATGGGCGCAAGAGATCGAAGGAGCCATGGAGCTCTACGCGGCCATCAAGGCCGAGTTCCCATTCATGGACGACCACTGCGTGTGGGAGCTCGTCCGCAACTGGTAGGAGATGCCGGCATGTACTCGCTCGTCACTGGGCTGATCGACTTCGCCCTGTTCGCAGGCTTCTGCTACGTCGTGCTGTACCGCGTGCCCAAGGCGCTCATCAAGGCGTTCCGAGGCAAGTAGCAACCAAGGACGAAACCCGGCAGCCAGCCGGGTCGGGCGCTGGATGGCGCTCCTGACGAGTCCCGAGGAGGATGACATGTACAACCATGAGACGGGAACAGCCGTCACTTACAACGCCACCGGCCTTCCCACCCCGAACGACCCGAAGACCTACGAGGAGCACCTCGAGTTCGCGACCTGGTACCACGCCGTGACCTCGAGCCGACGCGTCAACCGGAACGTCCGGGCGTCGGCCAAGGAGCACCTGTCCAAGTACAGCCTCATGCAACTCCGGGCGATCTTCCTGTTCGCCCTCTTCGAGAATGCGGAGGAGCTGCACAAGGGCAACGTGCTCGACCCGCTGGAGCGGGCGAGGGTGTGGGACCGGCTGGAGTTCTGCCAGCACATCGACTACGACAACGACGGGGTCCCGTTCGCTCTGGACTCCGCCGAGAAACTCAAGTTCGAAAACTAGTCCCCAGGAGGACTGCATCATGACTCGCATCTCCACCCGTCCGACCGTCGTCGAGGTCCTCTCGAGCAACGTCGGCAAGGTCGTCACCATCTCCGACATCATGAACCGGCTGCCCCGTGGCGCGAACGAGGCGAGCGTGCGCAACGCCGTTCGCACGGTCATGGAGCTCGGCATGAACATCACCGTGATCTCTGCCGGCAACAGCTGGAGGCTGGAATCCCTGGACGCGTCCGGGCACAGCGCTCGCTCCAACCCGGATGCCGGCAAGTCGCTGGTGTTCGAGCTCGTGGGCGAGAAGGAGGACGACACCCGCGTCGTGCGCGACCCGGAAGGGAAGCTGTACGACCTGACGGCCATCTAGCGGCCCTACGCGGCCACGTAACGAACCAAGGAGCCCCGGTCAGCCCGTTGGGAGGCCGGGGGCTCCGCCATCCCCGCATATGGGCGCGTGCCCATGGAGGAACCATGAAGGTGTACGTAACGGCGCGAGGGGACTCGTACCACAGCACCCCGACCTGCAGCCAGATCGTGGCGGGGCAGCGGGCAGCAATGAACAACGGCAACCGGGTGCACCCGGCGAGGGAGATGTCGCTGGAAGAGGCTCAGGCCTGGAAGCCGGTGTGGGAGTGCAATCGATGCTGGGTGGACGCACAGCCCCGCATCCCCAGGCAGGGTCGCCCCTCCATCGGCGCGTCGCTCGACGGGATCGAGGTGCGGTACGAGATCGGCTTCGGACCGGCCGCCACGACCGCGAAGGGGTTCCTCATCATCCCGCGTGAGCAGTGGCTCGCGATCCTCCCCGAGGACCGGGACGACCGGGTGCTCGAGATGATCCGCGCTCAGGCCGCCGAGGACCTGCGCGTGACCTTCCGAACGGTCGAATAGCCCGATTCGCCCCAGGTTGCCGGCCTCGACAGCCGGCAACCGAGGGCAGGGTGAATCGCCGTTGACGATATGATACGCCCGATTCGCCCCATGACGCGTCGCACTCATGTCTACCTGCCGTTTCAGAAAAAGTTCAAAAAACTTTCAACGGATCTGCACCTCATCTCGCCTGCTCGTTCTTCGCGAATGACCAGGTAGATGAGGGGTTGCCTTCCGGCGGGATCTGGCGCATAGTTCTACCTGTAAGCGAGAGGGCAGGAAGCGGAACTCCCCGAATGGCCGGTCTGGCCGAGGGTCGAGGCGCTGGCCCGGAGACCGCGAACCAGGCAGGACAGCCAAGAGAGACGGCTGCGATCGAGCTCCACTGAGAACCTTCGGTGGCCCTCTGACTCTAGACAGGAACCGGACTCCACAAAACCGGTAGATGCGAGCGAAGCGACTGTACTGTCCGGGGACGGACTCCTGAAGGCCCACTGCGGGAACCACAGGGGAGAGAACATCCGGATGGTCCTGAAAGCTGCTAGCGAGCACGAACTCCACCTCTTCAAGCCTGGGTCAAGTGAGACACCCCGCTCGGGGCACCTCTGGCCAGGAAGTCGAAAGGTGGACGGTCTGCCGGCAACCGCAACCCTCACCGATGAGGAGATGCCGGCAAACAACACAAACAACACAAAGGACGAAACGAGCCCGCTGGGAAGCGCTGCTCGTACGCCGGTAAGAGCCGGTGCTGAGGAGTCCCAAGGAGGAACACCATGTCCGAGAACACCACCACCAACGCCAAGACCTTCGCCGAGCGCGCTGCGGCCGAGCCGACCGACCTGCACGTCGCCTTCACCGCCTGGCTGAAGGAGAAGACGGGCATCGACGTCGACCTCAAGACCGTCCAGCTGGTCACGACCATGCGGATGGACTTCCAGAAGAGCGACGAGAACCAGGCCGCTCTGAAGGACCGCAAGGCCAACGCCGCCAAGAAGGCGGACGAGGCCAAGGCCAAGCGGCTCGCCAAGCTGGAGGCCGAGCTCGCCAAGCTGAAGGGCGAAGAGGCGGCGGCGGACGAGGCGAAGCCCGAGGAGCCCACCGAGACCCCGAAGGCGGACGCCGAGCCCGAGGGTGAGGCCAAGGACGAGAACGGCGCGGAGGAGGCCACCGAGGCCGCTCCCGAGCCGGTCAAGAAGGCTCCGGCCCGTCGCACCCGACGGACCCCGGCTGCCAAGAAGTAACACCCCGCAGACGCCCCCGGTCGAGGTGACCTCCCCCACCCTCGACCGGGGTGCACTGCACAAGGACGAAACGCCTCTCGGGGCGTCCGGCGCTGGATGGTGCTGCTGAGGAGTCCCTAGGAGGATGCGCATGGACGTTGTCTGGAACATCTACAAGGTTCTGGTCGAGGAGGACCGCGAGGAGCACGTGGCGGTGTTCACCGACGAGGACAAGGCCAACGACGCGATCAACCGGCTGCGGTTGCGCGACGAGGCCGACAACGAGGTTGACTACAACCTCCGGCCGTGCAGCGTCGACCCGACGCCGGACATGCTGGATCTGCCCAAGACACTCCGCGAGATGGGGTGCGACGAGCTGCTCAACTCGGCTCGCATCGAGCTGTGCAACAACGGCAAGATGTACGTGCCGCTGTGGGTCAACCCGGCGTGGCTGGTACACGAGCTCAAGGCCAAGTACGAGCTCGGCATCGACTTCAAGGGGCGCCAGATGACGCTGGTCTCGAAGGACGAGCAGCGGCGTCGGCGCGACTACGGCATCCCGGACGTGAACGCCCCGAGCGACTTCGGGACGGACGACGCGGGGTTCGTCGAGACGCGGTGATGGGTAAGTGGAATCGGGACGAGGTCCTCACCGGCCTCGTCCTGGTCGCCGGGTACATCCTCTGGTCATGGCTCAAGTAAGGAACGAAACATGGACGACGAAGACGTTTGGGTGTCGGAGCAGCCGCCGCAGATGCCGGTGCAGAACCCGGCTGTGAAGACGCTGTGGGAGGCTCTGGGCTGATGGCTTCCTTCATGCAGAACTGGTGGCGCAAGCACGACATGGACGCCGACGGCAAGGGCTTCTTCTTCATCTTCGGCCTGGTGCTGCTCGGATGCTTCCTGCTGGGCTGCGCCTTCATGGGCCTCATCTGGTTCCTGGCGAACCTGGCCTTCTGATCCTCAACCAAGACGAAACCGGCCCGTCGGGAGACGCTGCTGGTCCGCCGGTACGGTACCGGTGCTGACGAGTCTGAGGAGATTCGCAACATGTCCGAAACGCAGAACCCGATCCTGGCGAAGATCCAGGGCCTGCTCGACACGTACCAGTCGCTCACCGACACCAACCCCGAGGGTGCGCAGGCATACCTCGACAAGGCTGAGCAGCTGATGCAGAAGTACACCATCGACGCGGCGATGCTCTCGGAGGCCAAGCGGCTCGCCGGGGGCAAGGCGGAGGAGCCGGAGCAGCGCGTCATCACGTTCATGCCGACAGGAGACAAGCTCGGCAACCAGTGGTACAACCTGATCATCGGAGTCGCCAAGCACTACGACTGCGACTTCTTCGGCTGGACGTCGGGCTCGGGTTACCTGGTCGGCTTCCCGTCGAACCTGGATCTGGTCGAGATGGTGTACACGTCGCTCCGCATGCAGGCGCTGACCAAGCTGGACCCCAAGCCGAACAAGGAGTTCTCGTTCGACGAGAACGTGTACATCCTGCACGAGGCCGGGATCAAGTGGCAGCGCATCGGCTTCCTGATGAACCAGGCCTGGCACGAGGCCAAGGAGCTCGGCACGGTCCTCGACTCCAACTGGGAAGAGGTTCCCTGGGACGAGAAGCGCAAGGACGGTGGCCGCCTCATCCGGGCGTGCAAGCGCTGGTGCAAGGACACGGGCGAGGAGTACCGCGCGGTGTCGTCGCCGGTCACCTTCCAGCGGTCCTACGCACAGGGCTTCCTCAACGAGGTGCGCGACAGGTTCGCCCGTCTGCGCAAGTACCGCGAGGACCAGATCAAGTCCACCTCGGGTGCGGAGCTCGTCCTGTTCGACCGCAACGCCGCCACGAAGCGGATGATGGACGAGCTCAAGAAGATGCTCGGCCACAAGGACGGCAAGGGCTACCGGCAGAAGATCGTCGGTGAGGCGTACGAGCGTGGCGTCAACGACGGTCGCACGGCGGACATCGGTCAGGACCGCATGGGCGGACGCCGCAAGGAGATCTCATGAGGTGCGGTAACTGCAAGGGCGAGCACCCGAGCGTGGCGCTGGTCCGGGGCTGCTTCGCCAACGTCGAGGGCCAGCCGAGCGAGAAGCAGATGTCGCTCGCGCAGGCCCTCGGCCGCGAGAAGGTTCGGCTGGAGGAGCACGCGGCGCTCAGCGAGGAGGAGTACCACCTCGCGATCGCCGGGATGAGCCGCAACCAGATGGGCACCTTCCTGACGAAGATGCTCAAGCAGCCGAATGCCGGCATGTCCAAGGACGAGCTGTTCGAGCGGATCCCCAACGGCAAGTACGCGCTGCGCAACGAGGGTGACGACGACATCCGGTTCTACCACGTCTCCGGCGTGCACCGCCGCGTGCTGTGGGAGCTCACGGGTGCGCCGGGAGAGTTCCGGCAGACGCGCATCTACAGGTCGGAGAAGATCCTCAAGCGGATCGGAGACGACCCGGTCGCCGCCTTCGCGCTGTTCGGCCTGACGGTCGGCACGTGTGGACGGTGCGGGTCGCCTCTCACCCAGCAGCACACGCGTGAGCGGGGCATTGGAGACATCTGCTACGCCAAGCTCACCGCGTAGGCCGTAGACGGCCGCGTAAGGGCTCGTCGCGACCGCGTCGGGCAAAGGTACTCGGGAGCGCCTCGCAGGCCGCCTACGATCACGTAGGATCGGTTCTCGGGGCGCTCCCGGCCGGTTGATCGGCTCGGAGGCCGAAACATGAAGTGGGACCACATCCCCGAAGGCACCTCGTTCGCCATGTCCCAGAAGGGCGTGGACGAGCTGCGTGCCGGCAAGCCCAAGGCGTTCGGCGCTGGCATCATCTGTGGAGCGGTCCTCACGCTCGTTCTGCAGAGCTGCGGAAGCGACGACAACAAGAAGACGGACGACACGCCGAAGCCCGGTCCGTCCTCGACCAGCACACACAAGCCCGGCAACTAGCAACAAGAGAGCGAGCACCTGACATCATGAGCTCCATCGGACTCATCGGAATCCTCACCCTGCTCGGTCTGATGGTCACCGCCATCAGCACGGGTTCCGTCGCCCTCTGGGTCCAGCGTCGGTTCTTCCTTCACGAGGACGAGGATCAGTCCTTCGCCATCCCGGGCACGGTAGCGTTCTTCGCGACCATGTACTACTTCTGGATGGTGATCACGTATGGCCCCAGCTCGTAAAAGAGCCGAATGGAGAGCAGTCTGGCTAGGCGTGGCGCAGTCAGTAGCCATGCGGAGCTCATGCCTGAGGGATCAGGTCGGCGCGGTCCTGGTGGTCAACGACTACTGGACGTTCGTCGGATACAACGGACCCAAGTCCGGTCGGCCCAACTGCGACATCGGAGGCTGCCCTCGCGGGCTGCTGAGCGCTGACCAGTTGCCGCACGGCGCGAGGTTCGAAGGTGCTGGCCTGTGCGAGGCTGTGCACGCGGAGATCAACGCGGTGGTCAAGTACCTCCGCTATCACAAGCAGGTCACGCCCGATGTCGTGCTGTACACGACACGGGAACCCTGCGAGAACTGCTGGGACGAGCTCGTCAGTCTCGGCTTCATGCGAGATCAAGTGATCTGGAGCAGCTGATGCCGACACCCAAGGTGCATATCGAACTCGACGACAAGGGGGACCGGATCGTCCTGCGAAGCCCGTTCTTCCCTGGCGTGAGCGAGATGTGCCAGGAGGTGCCGGGTCACAACTGGTCCAAGGTCAAGCGATGCTGGAGCTATCCGGTCTCGCTTCAGACCTGCCGCCTCCTGCGCCACGTGTTCGCCGACATGCTCATCGTCGGCAAGCGGTTGTCGTCGTGGGCTCGGCAGGCCATCGCTGAGGAGCAGGCGATGCGGGACCTGGGTAAGCTGTCCGACACCGAGCTGGACCGCCTGCACGAGATCCTGCCCCGGCTGGCAGGCGCGATGGACACGAGGACCTATCAACGGGTCGGAGCGTCCTTCCTCGCCAACCAGCCGAACGGCGGGGTCCTGCTGGCGGACCAGCCCGGTCTGGGTAAGTCGATTCAGACGCTCGGAGGCATCGTCGAGCGCGGGCTTGAGGTCGGGCTTCACCTGATCGCCTGCCCGGCCACGGCCATCAGGATCACGTGGGAGAAGGAGCTGCGCAAGTGGACCGACTTCAATGTGTTCCCGGTGACCGGCTCTGCCAAGCAGAAGCACAAGGCGATGGAGCTGGCCCTGGAGGCTCCGGCTGACGAGCCCCGGTTCGTCGTGATCAACCCGGAGACGACCCGGATCAAGATGGGTCGCTGGTGCCAGAAGTGCAAGATGTTCGTCGAGGACTTCACAACCCCCGACGAGGACATCCAGCACAGGGAGGACGGGCACAAGACCGCGCCCCGTCCGTACGTGATCCAGTTCCCGGAGTTCTTCGAGTCCGAGTGGACGACGATCGTCGTCGATGAGTCGCACCGGTTCCTGAACGGCATCCGTGGCGCTCACTCGAAGACGCAGGTTGCGGAAGGTCTCTGCCGGCTGCAACTGGCCGAGGACGGGCTGAAGGTGGCCCTGAGCGGAACGCCCATCAAGGGCAACCCGGTCAACTTCTGGGGCGTCCTGCACTGGCTCGATCCGAAGCAGTACAGCTCCAAGTGGACATGGGCGCAACAGTACTTGGAGGTCAACGAGACCAGGTTCGGGCAGAGCATCGGCGGGCTGAACCCGGCTCGTGCGGAAGCCCTGTACCGATCGCTGGACTACGTGATGCTGCGCCGGACTAAGGGCGAGGTTGCCCAAGACCTGCCGCCCAAGCAGTACTTGGAGCACTGGTGCGAGCCGTCGAGCGCGCAGCAGAAACAGTATGACGAGATGTCCGAGATGGGCGAGGCCATGTTCGGCGAGCGCGCTGTCTCGGCAACCGGCGTCCTGGCTGAGCTCACCCGGCTCCGACAGATCGCAACGGCGTACCAGGGTGCCGACGGTCCGGTCATGGCCAAGAGCTGCAAGTGGGAGTTCCTGATGGAGCTCTTCGAGGAGCGTGGCCTGGTCGGGCCCAACCGATACAACAACGGCACCAAGTTCGTGATCGCGTCGCAGTTCGGCAAGGTGATCAACGCCATGGAGGCGGAGTTCAAGAAGCTGAAGGTGCCGGTGCTCAAGATCACGGGCGAGGTCACGCCGAAGCAACGCCTGGCAGCGCAAGCGTCGTTCCAGTCCGAGGGCGGGCCACGCGTCATGCTGCTGAACACGATCGCTGGTGGCGTCGCGATCGACCTCGACCAGCACTGCGACGAGTTGTTCTTCATGGACGAGACGTTCGTGCCGGACGACCAAGAGCAGGTCGAGGATCGCATTCACCGCGTGTCTCGTATTCACCGCGTCACCATCCACTACTTGTATGCGAAGGGCAGCATTGACGAGAAGATTGCCGGCATGAACATCTCCAAGGATCAGATCCAGAAGCGTATCCTTGACGGCCGAAGGGGCGTCGAGTTCGCACTCAGGATGTTGAAGGAGTAGGCGTGCACATTCGGGATGTCCTGTTCATTCTCGTGCTCACCATCGTGCCGGCAGGGATGGCGTGGCGAGCATACCGCGTCGGTTACCAGCAAGGATGCAAGGAAGAGCGAAGGCGACAATCGCGCCGAGCTCGATACTCCAACCGGGGCATTTCACGAGATCGCCTCTGAGCAATCCGCATCGGCCAATTTGAGGTATAGTTGGTCGTGCCAACCCATTCGATATGGAGCAATAACATGGCCGAGGCCGAAGAGAACACCGAGCGCTACAACAAGCTCGTCGAGAAGGACCCCAGCGACCTGCACGAGCGGTTCGCGGAGTGGATCGAGGACAAGACCGGCTACGAGGCGGACGTCAAGACCGTCCAGATGGCCTGCGTCCTCCGCATCGAGTTCCAGAAGTCCGACGAGAACCAGGCCGTGCTGGCCGAGCGCCGCGACGGTGCCGAGGCCCGCGAGCAGGAGCGCGAGGCCAAGCGGGAAGCCCGCGAGCAGAAGAAGCTCGACGAGGCCGCCGCCAAGGCCAAGAAGGCCGCTGCCAAGAAGGCCGCGCCGGTCGAGGAGGCCGACGAGGACGAGGCGGAAGAGCCCCCGGCCAAGCCCGCGTCGCGTCGTCGTCGGGGCAGCACCACCGCCGCCAAGGCCAAGGCCGAGCCGGTCGCCGTCGAGGAGGACGAGGACGAGGCCGAGGAGCCCGCGAAGCCGGTCTCCCGTCGCCGTCGCCGTCCGGCCGCTGCCGCCAAGAAGACCGCCGCGAAGGCCGCGCCCGTCGACGAGGACTTCGACGAGGACGACCTCGGCTGATTCGGCCGCGAGCACCACAGCACCACACGCACGATCCCGAGGGGGACCAGCCACTGCCGGCCGGTCCCCCTCGCACTTCCCCGGAGAGCACAATGCAGATCTTCCTCCTGATACAGGACCCTGAAGGACCCCGCACCCGCGTTCGTGGCGTGTTCACGACAGCCGAGAAGGCCAAGGCTCACGACAAGGAACTCAAGGGCGGATGGACGACCGGTCCGAGCATGGGCTGGCACGACATCAACCGAGGCAGCCTGGTGGGCTCGCACCACATCGTCAGGCCCGCACACGCCAATGAGGAGCTGGAGCTTTATGCCCATTCAGATGCTGCGGACGTCTGAGCGAGGAACCTTCAAGGAGTGTCCTCAGAAGTGGCAGTGGTCCACCAACGAGGGATTGGCTGCCAGGCGGGACTCGAACCCGCTCTGGTTCGGCCAAGGGATCCACATCGCCCTCGCCGAGTGGTACCAGAAGGGTGCGGAACGGGGACCGCATCCGGCTGACACCTGGGAGGACTTCTGCGCCGATGAGCAACGCTACATCCCGACCGAGTACGACGAGGATGGCGCCAAGTTCGTCGAGGCCAAGGAGCTCGGCATCGCGATGATGGAGGGCTACGTCGATCGGTACGGAGACGACGAGCACTGGGACGTCATCGCGACCGAGCAGACGTTCCGACTCCTCATCGCCGACCCGAGGTACAAGCCGGAACCGGGCGGGAAGCTCAAGGCTCTGGTGCGCTACGTCGGAACGTTCGACGGGGTGTACAGGGACACGGGCACCGGCGAGATCTTCCTGATGGAGCACAAGACGGCTGCCGGCATCTCGACGGCTCATCTGCCGCTCGACGACCAGGCCGGTTCCTACTGGTATGTGGCCACGCGGGTGCTCCGTAAGCAGGGTCTCATCGGGCCACGCGAGTCCATCGCGGGCATCCAGTACAACTTCATGCGCAAGGGGTTGCCGGACGACCGGCCGACCAACGCACGTGGCGAGTCGCTGAACAAGAACGGCTCGGTGTCCAAGACCCAACCGGCTCCGCTGTTCGTCCGAGAGGTCGACTGGAAGTCGGAGGCCAACCGCAGCAACATGGAGCGTCGCATCCAGGACGAAGCAGTCCACATGGAGGCCATGCGCAACGGGACGCTCCCGATCTACAAACGACCGCAGAGGGACTGCTCCTGGCGATGCGAGTTCTACAAGATGTGCATGCTGGACGAAGCAGGTGCGGATGTAGAGGAGTACAAGGAAGCGGTCTACAAGAAGCGGGACCCGTACGGGGACCACCGAGACACGAGGAAGGCAGCATG